GCTATCCTACGAAACGGATGGGATAAAAATAGCAAATGAACTTCGCACAGCGGTTGGTATGGCCCGCTCTTACGGTGAAGACCCTGCATTGATGACTCGACTGTTTGGCACGCTGCGTAGGACCGAGGCTACATCCTCTCCAGAGGATAATCGCCGTCTTTCTTTCTCGCTTGCTGAGGCTATAGACCGCTCTAGGTTGGCTTCGGCTGGTGATATATCCAAGGCGGTGGAGCAGTTTGCAACCCAGACAGCCCGGTCATCTCTAAATGCTCCGAATGTGCCCGGCTTCCTTTCTATGCTTTCCTCGATAGCTGGGGAGAATATTCCCGGTCTTCGCGCTGGTGACGCAGCCGGTATGCTGATGAGTGCAGATGCCTCCTTTCGTGGTGGTGGTCGTGTTGGTGAGGCTTCTGAGAACTTCCGTCTTGCGGCCTATCAGAAATCTTTCGGTGAGGAGTTCTCCGGCCTGATGCAGCCTTTTCTAAACGAGCAAGGGTTGTTTGGTACGTTCTCCGGGATGAGTGAGCGTGTCATGGGTTCTTTATCTCCTGACCAACAGACTCAATTACAAGGAATGATGGGGAAGGAAGATGGCAATACACCATTAATTGATATCTACATGCGAGAGGTTAACCAGCAATATGGTGATAATGGCTGGCTTAAAAATCTGGCTCTATCCAGTGATCTCGGCATCTCATCAATGGATGCTTCAGTGCTCTCTCAGTACGCTCAAAAATCGGGGGGGTTAGGTGGTCTTCACCAGCGTGTCACCTCGGTGTTGGGTGATGAGAAGTTTAATCCCCGATCATTGGCCTCTTTTGCACAGATTGCCTCTGGTGGCCAATACGAATTGGATCTATTGAGTGACAAGTTACGTACCGGTGATGGGTACAGTAAAATTTCCAAGCAAGAGTCTGCTGATTTATTAAAGGCAGAGAGCGGGGGGATTGAGACTCATCGTGACGAACTATTCCGTCTGGTAGCCGGTCATACCTCAAAGGATCAGGGGCAAAATATTCGTGACCTGTCTGCTAACATGGAAAATCTATTTACCTCCATCTCAACTAAGGCTATCCCCGCACTAGAGGGCATTAAGGCGGGTGTACTTAAAATGGCGGGTCTATCTGATTCTGACATTGCTGAGCGTGAATATGACACCTATTCCGGCCTTGATACTGATGAGAAGCGGCGTATGTTTGATCGTTTTTCAACTCAAAAACAAGAGTTATTTCAGGACATTTCAGAAAAGCGTGCCTCTGTCGTTGATGGGATCAATAATATGCATTTCATGGGGATGGGTGGTATCCAAAAAGAGATACCTGCAGACTCAAAGGGCATGTTTGATGGTAATGGTCCCTCTCGTATTGAGCCGCTGGATATCAGGGTCAGCTCGGATCCGTTTGTACTGCAGGACACTAACGGCAGACCACGCTCAGTGACGACCCCAAAGACCCGAGTATCACAGCCTGCAATAGCTCGCTAGGATGACAGTAGCGACACAAAACCCATCGATCCGGGTGCTTCTGTATAAAGCTCGGGACCGTATGGAAGCCGCTCCGGGACTGTCTGTCAGCAATAGAGTTGATGGTGCACGGTGGTATGACCTTACGGATTATCTTGGTGAGCATGGTGGGGTGCGTACCTCAAAGTCGATCTCTGAGCCTGCAGGCGGTTTTGTAATCACCTTTTCTGATCAGATGCACCGTGAGCGGATGGACTCCATCTATGGTCTGGTAGAGCCGATGGACCGAGTGGAGATTTACATGACGGGCAATGCCATCACTCCCTCCTTGGTGATGCGTGGCTTTGTCTCCGATATCTCTCGTAACACGGGGGTTGATGGTGAGGGTCGCCCAACTCGGACGGTTACAATCTCTGGCCAAGACTATGGAAAGATCCTCCAAATCCTGCAGATAATTTATCTTAACAATAGCGTCATTGGCGACAACATACTTTCTGGGTTCAAACTGCTTGAGAAATATTCGATCAATGTCTCCAATAACCCGCCTGTTGCTGTTTTCATGTCGATAGTGCTTGATTCGATCGTTAACCCGTTTTTGGCTGATATTACCAATGGTGGGAAAATAGTATCAAACATTTCTATTGAAGGGCGTGTCTCATCAAGTTCGGTGAATACGTGGGACGGTGGAAACATCTGGGGACTCCTGAATTTGGTGTCTGATGTGCAGACAGGTTTTAACGAGATGTTTATTCGTGATCTGGATGATGTGGTGGAGTTGGTTTTGCGACCACGACCTTGGCGAATGCCTGACGGATCATTTTTGCGTGGTAATGCCCCCTTTGATACGGTGAAGATCCCGCTATCTGATGTGATGTCGCAGCATGTCACACGCAGTGACTCAGGTGTTGCTAATCTCTTCTGGATGCGTGCTCCTCATCTCCATCTTCTGTCTAATAATAGTTTACGTTTACAGGCTCAAGTTGCCCCTGTCTATGATTACGAGAACATAGACCCGAAGCTCTATGGCATTCGCCAGATGGATGTGACTACCATGTTGATTCCTCCGGATGGGGATATCGCTCCCGGAGCCAAAGAGGATAGTCAGTCGACATTCACATCTCATGTAGTTGATTGGCAGAAAGATCGTCTCTCTCTTTTGCAGTCAGCGTCTCAGGATGCGGTGATATTTGAGCGCGGAACACTCAGTTTACGCGGAAATGAGAATATTCAGATTGGTATGGACCTGCAGATTGATGATCTCTCGATTCAGTATGTGACCGCTGTAGATCATGATTACCAGCCTTTCCGGTCATTCACTACCTCTGTCAGTTTTGAGAGGGGAGATGGCTACATTCGCCGTCTACAATCAGATGCTTCCCCATATTTACAGGAGCTGGTCCGATGATATTTATCGGTCGAGTAATGGCGGTGAACCATGAGTCTCATTCAGTAGATGTAGTTCTGATTGATGATGGACGCAGGATACCCGGCGTACAGGTCATGGCCTCTTCAGCATCGAGTAGAACAGGCTTGTCGGATCTACCCGCCATGGAGCCTCTGGAAGATCCTACTGCAGATATTCGTGATCAGGAGATGATGGCTATTGTCGCCATAATGCCTGTAGGGGCCGTCTGCCTCGGTTTTCTGCATCCTCATGTGTCTCAGTTGATGTTCGACGCTGTACGGGGCGTGTGGCGGCATACGTCCGATGTTTATGTGTCCGTTGATGATGATGGCAATTTTGAGTTGAGCCATCCGTCCGGCACCTTTATTCGCATCGGCATGACTCCTGAACATGAGGATTTGACTGAAAAGGATTTCGATAAAAAATGGAAGATCGATCGTAATACGGATAAGCCGGTCCATGTCCGTATGCAGGTCGAAAATAACGGGGTACAGAAGGCTACCGTCTCTGTGGATCCTGAAGGAAATATTGCGGTCGACTCCAGAGCCACGATATTGCTGCATGCTGATGGTGAACTCACGCTCTCGAGTGATGTCGCTATCGGGCTTTCTGCTCCTCGAATCTTTGAGAACTGATATGCCTGCAGCAGCTCGGTTGGGGGATCTCTGCACAGGTCATGGCTGTTGGCCTGCTCGACCCAATATTGAGGCTTCACCGGATGTATTTATCGATGGTATTGCCGCGCATAGACAGGGGGATGGGTGGGCTACTCATGTTTGTCCTCCCAGCCCACCACACGGTGGAACCACCTCTTCCGGATCTCCGACAGTATTTGTAAATGGAAGCCCGAAGGCTCGAGTGGGGGATCCTGTTAGTTGCGGCTCATCAATTGCCGATGGGTCACCGACCGTAGTTGTTGATAGTGGGATGGGGAGGACTATGGCTTTGCGGGCTAAACTGCTTCATCAATTGCCGATGGGTCACCGACCGTAGTTGCTGAATCCCACCTCTATCCACAGTTACGAGAACTGTATCAATACATACATGGGTTAAATGGTCGTGATGCCATCATGTTTGAATGGCAATTTCCCCACCTTCGCAGTCCGGCAAAAATATCAGTTTACTTCTCAGTGATCGTGAATCTGGTAGGATCATCAAGTCAGTAACGCTACCGATACGCCCCGAGGATCTGTCATTTAATGCGCCCTCGAGAACCAGCGTAAATCATACGATTGGCGGTAGTTGGGTGGATGATTTCGGTCCCGGTATAGTGCGTATCAGTATCTCTGGTACTACTGGATGGAGAGGCGGGGAGGTTTCTGCGCCAGAGCTGATGGGCGACCTTGCTGCTGTAGTCAGGGACCGGTGGCATGAACTCAGGCAGTGGAATGTTTCGGTGGGTAAAAACCCCGATTTTATTCAGCTGCTCTATACCGATGATCTGAATATAGGGGGACTCTCGTATGTTGTCACTCCTGAAAATGTTGTAATAAGGCGAAACAAGCAAAGGCCGCTGCTTTATCAGTACCAGATCAGTTTGGTGGTGGTTAGTAGTGTGAGTATTTTTGAGTCGAAATTCAACTACACTTATTCATCTCCTGTTAACAGCTATTCGCGCCTCTCTGTGTCAGGTGGGTCTGGTTATTCCAGCTATGGTGGATCAAATGATAGTGGTGCAAGCACATTCGCCAAGGAAGCCACGCAGTCGGAAGAGTACAGCCTCAATACCTCCATCAATGATGCGGTTGCGGATCTTTACGAAGCTGTAAATGATGGATTATGTTCTTCTCTCGAGGAGCATGGTGTTGTTGGTGTTACATCGTTTGTTCAGGGCAGCGCTGAATTCTTTGAAGTGGTTGCAGAGAAGGGGCTTACTAATGAGCTTGCAGATGAAACCTTGTATGAGGTTGTTGCTGTCTCTGAGACTGGCGTGAATCTATTTCGCACAATTGACCATCTTGTTGATCTGGCTGTATCAGAGATTCCGGGCAGGATTCACAAGATCATTTCCGTGTATCGGAACGTGTTGTGTTCGTATGTAAAAATCTTGAGTCAACTTCAGTCTGCGTGGCGTGACGGCGCATGGTTCTTGAAGTCTTCTGGGTGTGCGCAACACAGCAGGAGCGCATTCAGTGAAGATAATCCGTTTTTCTGGAATGACTCTATAAGCGGCAGTGCTGTAATTATCAGTCTTGCTGCAATTGATCTATCCAGTGTCTCACTGGATGATCTGGGAAATTACATCGAGCGTGCGAACTCCTCGATAGACTTCATATCTTCCAGTGGCTCTTCTTCTGGTGATGCACCTAATGCTCGTACTCTATCTGGTTTCCGGCATGCAGAGACGCTTCATGGTGAGACCATTCAAGAGTTTGCATTGCGTGAAACAGGGGATGCAAATAACTGGACTTTAATTGCAGATATTAATGGATTGCGACCTCCATACTTTACGTCAGAATCTGCTCTTACAGGTGATGGTGTCGTACTTTATGGAGCTTCTATTATTGTCCCTGCTGCTACTCAGATGGCAACATCAACTGATCCTAACCGTCTGTTTGAGGCTGACCTATTGTTGACCGATGGGTTGTTGAGTTTTGATGATAATGATTTGAGCACCGTCTCCGGCGTTGCCAATCTCACTCAATCATTGCGGCACGCGCTAGACACTAGAAGCAGTGAGATCATTCGTCATCCGGAGTACGGCTGTCGTGTGTATGAGTTGCTTGGTGTGAAAGGTATCGATGTCAGTAGCGCACTTGGGCGGGAGTTCGTGTCTGGCACCCTGCTTAGGGACGAGCGAGTTGAGCGTGTCTCCGATGCCTCTGCTTCTCTTTCTGGTGACACATTGAGAATTGTAGCCAAAGCGAATCCGATTACTGGACGACCAATTAACCTTGATACTGGAGTTGCATAAAATGCCTTTTGTCACAAAAGATTTTATAAGCATTACTGAATCGATGATTTCTCAGATGCAGGTTTCTCAGAATCAGGTGAGTGATTTCTATGTTGGCTCTGTTGCCCGTTCTCTGCTTGAGGCTCCTGCTGCAGAGCTGGAAGAATTCTACCGGCAGATGTTGTTTGGTCTGCTTGATTCGATACCTGTTGCGGTGTTTGAGTCGTTTGGTTTCGATGCAATATCGGCTGTATCTGCCTCTGGGCCGGTTACCTTCACCTCATTACCAACCAGGGATGACGATGTCTTTGTTGCAGCTGGTACGCGCCTCACATCAATCTCGAGCAGCCTTATTTATGTAACCTCGCTAGATATCGTAGTACCACCGTCCGGTGGATCTGTTGAGGTTTTATCCAGTTGTGAAACCCATGGCAGTGTTGGGAATGTTGGAGCGGGGAATATCTCCGATATGGTGGATCCTATAAATGGAATTGCCTTAGTTTCTAATGTCTCTCCATTTTTCAATGGTACCGACGAGGAAGGCATTAACGATCGTCGCATCCGGTTTAGAAAGTATATTGCTAATCTTGCTCGCTCTACCCAGCACTCTCTTGAGTATGGTGCGGGAACAGTATTTATTACCGATGAGGTTGACCGGGTTACTGAGCGGGCCGTTCATGTTGTGCTGGATGAACCATGGCGCGATGATCCAGAGATTCCAGCAGGTATTGTGAATCTGTATATTCATAACGGCTCGGGCAACACCTCTGGCGATCTCCTGCAGGCTGTGACCCGCAATGTAAATGGTTGGCGTGATTCAGATGGAACCTCTCATCCGGGTTGGAAGGCTGCTGGCGTGATTTGTAATGTCTACGCTGCTGCGGATGAGTCCATTGATGTTACGGGGTCTATTTTGATCCATTCTGATTATGATAGTAGTGTGGTGATCGACTCTGCAGTTTTTCAGACCAACACTGTTATTTGGTCAAAAGGCGTTGGTCAGTCTGTGTTTTTGGCTGAGATCATTGACCGTGTGATGTCGATCCCCGGCGTTCTAAATGTTCAGATTGAAAATCATAGTGAGGACATTGCTGTTGGTCAGTTTTCTAAAGCCATTCCAGAATTGATTAGCTGGGGTCAAGCATAGTGTCTGTTTCTCCCTCCAAGTTGCTGGGTTCCCTTCACAGTATTTTCGATAAAACGGAGGAGTCATCTAGTCTAGTTTGGGCATTAATGAATGCCTATGGGGATGAGTTGAGTGTGGCTCTTGAGCAGATCACAGAGTCACTGGATCAGATGAGAATCACAACAGCCAGTGGCGAGTGGTTGGATTATCTGGGGCGAGAGTGGTACGCATGTGCTCGCGTGACGGGGGAAAGTGACGAGGATTACTCTATCCGTGTCATTGCCAGTATATTGCGCCCCAGAGTAAATAACATTGCTCTGGAGGATCGGATTTTAGAAGTTACCGGTCTTGAGGTTGAGATCGTGGATGCCCCCGTCTCTGAGGGGCGAAAGTTGCGGCAGATGGCATGGTTTACTCAGCAGTCCGATGGTTCTATTGGTCTCCCTCGCAACGGTTCTATTCGTTATGGTGGAGAGCGTAATCCGAGTGGTTTCATACATCGAGTGCTACGTGTCACCAATTCAAATGATGGGAGTGGCAACATTATTGTTGATGGCACTTCTGGCTCTGGATTTGGTGAGTTTGATGTCTATATGGATTACGACATTGAGAATGGGGGTAGAATTGACGAAGTCTTTTCCGATGTGATCAACTCTATTGAAGAGTTTCGCGCAGCTGGCGTTCGTGCCCGGTACTTGGTGACTGGTGGAACCGTTGTGGATTCCGCTCCTTCGATGAGTGATGGGGATGCGCAGCAGTACCTGACTGTCTCAGTCGATGGTTACTCGGATACCAATCTTCGTAATTTGCCTATACATGATGGCTCTCATAACCGTAGTAGTGGCCTCCGCTATGCTGGCCCCGTAGACGTGATGAGCATCCAGCTCAATGATGTCGCTGATGCTCTATGGTCGTGACGCTATATTCCTGATCCATGAGCAAATTCATCGAACACTTACCACGCCCCACTGGAGTGGTCTCTATGCGTGCTTGGAGAGGTAAAACTCTGGTTGAGGCATGGCGTGAACATAATCTTGTTGTTGATTCTGGGCGACAGATATTAACAAGGGCGTTGCGTGGTGATGCAGGTTCTGAGGTTACGAAGATTGGATTTGGTACTTCTGATCTTGCTGCGGATGTTGGGGACACAGTGCTTGTCGATGCCTTTATCAAAAGGATGGATTCGGGGGCATATCGCCACCCGAGCAACCGGAGTGTTGAGTTCTCGTTCAATCTCACTAATTTGCAAGCAAATGGACTGGCAATTATGGAGATTGGACTCTTCTCGGAAGATGAGAATTTGTTTGCCCGCAAGGTTCGGTCTGAACCTCTAAATAAAACCGCTGACCTCTATATCGAAGGTACGTGGACGATCACTTATTAAGGATAGAGAATGGCTGCAATCACTGAAAATGCCGTTGATTATGGCGAGTGGACCGATGAGGTTTACCTGATTGATCAAGATGATCCTTTAGAGGGAGGAGAGTCTGGCGTTGATAACCGTCCTCACAAAAATTTAGCCGCTCGCACGCAATGGCTTCGCACAAAGGTGGCAGAGTTAGACGCAGCCATTACGGATAAAATTGCAGACTTAGTTGATTCTTCTCCGGGCACACTCGATACGCTTAATGAGCTGGCTGCTGCGATCAATGATGATGAGAACTTTGCTGCAACTATCGCTGCCAGATTGTCAGGGATAGAGGGTA